CTCTTTTTATCATGTCCCAATATTCTTCGGACCCGTAGTAAACCAAAATCTCTTCCCCTTTTTCGATCTCTCTCAATGCGTAGAACTCAAAGGTGTTATTTTCTTTGTTAGATCTCCAAGCGGCACTTGCTTTTTCGCTATGATTATAAAACATACCATAACCACCAGAAACTACTTGTTTCTCAGGGTTTCCACCTTGAGGCCAGTTAAATCTATAATCTATTAGAATACGTGATGGATCAGAGTCTTTCAAGTTGATGTCAACAATGGGACAGATTTCGATCACTTCCCATATTTTGATTTTATTGCTGGCGAACACACCTATCCCGTGTATTGGACTTTTATCCAAATATATTTTGGTGGGTGGGTTTATTCTCATAACAATTTTTAAGACAAATATAATTCTTTCCGATGTATTTATCAACATATGGATAGACAGGTCCCAATAACAAGGTTAGGTAAGTTTTTCGGTGGGGAAGATTTTGCCCTTGATATTGGCATGGGTGAAGAATGGCTTGAGGGTGATTTGAATTTCACATTAGTTTTATACAAGGTAGATAAGAAAAAGACTAAGACTGATGATGTTTATGGAGAGGCTCTCGAGGACGGAATTCAATTTTTACCACCTGTAGAGTTTAAGGGTTATGTGAAAATACTACCTCCTACCAATCAAATGCTTGGTGGATCAAGAATTAACCAATCAGAGCCAGGAAACCTTCAGGTTTCTGTTTATCAACAAACGTTGGACGACCTTGAAATTTCAATCGACTTTGGAGATTACATAGGTTATTATGAAACTGAAAGCCGTGTTAGATATTATAGTGTGGTTGATGATGGGAGGGTTAATTCAGATAATAAACACACTTATGGTGGTTATAAACCGTTCTACAGGACGATACTTGCCACTTACGTAAATGATAATGAATTTAGAGGAATATGATTTATTTAATATCTGAATCACAAGAATCTTTGTTACGTGATAACCTTTTGGGTCAGAAGGTAATGGTGTATTATAATCTACACAAACATACTTTCTCAATTCAGAAAAGTGGTCTCGTAGTTCTACACGCAGATTTTGTGGTTCTATCAGATGTTGAGTTTCGTGTTAGAAAGGGTGGGAAAGAAAAAGTTAGAAAAGAGAAATCCAAAAACGTTCACGCGTTTGTAATCGGTACGTTGGAGGATTATTGTGAATATCCTTGTGAAGAAATTCCGAATTTAGATGGGGGTGATGTTATTTCGTATAACCCTTATGTAAATGATTCGTTCGTTATAAAATCAACTCAAGAACCAATTTACCAAGCATCACAAGTTGCTTTGGTGAATGGATCAAATAAAATTTATTTATTAGAACCATAATGCCTTTTCCTAAACAAGTAAAAAAACAGATTGATTTAGTTCCTCAGAAAGAGTTACTTGCTCGTAGGGAACAACTCTTGGATTATATTACAAGAGATGGAACTTACTTACCTAAGTCTGTTCTTCATGCTGATTTAGATAGAGGTATGTTGGATTTTGTGAAGAACGATTTGGAAACGGTTACTTCAGGTAAAGTTGTGCCAGTCGTGGATATCATGATTACAACACAGAACTGGGCTCAGTTTACTGAGACTTGGAATTTTTCTGACTTAGATAAGAACGTTAAAGTTCCTTTCATGACTGTGGTAAGAAATCCTGATGTAAAATATGGATCAAACCCAGCTTTGATTTACAATATCCCCAACAGAAGACAGTATTATTTCGCAACTGTTCCAACATGGGACGGACAAAGAAAGGGTATGGATATCTACACAATACCTCAACCTGTACCTGTCGATATAATTTACAGCCTTAAGTTCATGTGTAATAGAATGCGTGAATTGAATCAATTGAATAAGATTGTAATGCAAAAATTTGCTTCTCGTCAAGCATACACATTTGTTAAAGGGCACTACGTTCCAATAATTCTTCAGAACGTTTCTAATGAATCAGTTTTAGAATTAGACAAAAGAAAATATTACATTCAAAGTTATGATTTTCTTATGATGGGATTCTTGATTGATGAAGAGGAGTTCGAAGTGAAACCCGCAATCTCAAGGACCGTACAGTTATTAGAAACAAGTAATTCGAAAAGAAGGAGACCTAAAAGAGTTTATCCTGAAAACGCAACCGAGTTTCCTTTAACATTCAACTTCGCTGTTGGTGAAAGTGCTTATACCGAGACTTACAATTATACCGCCAATTTCAATTATAGTAGTAATATAAATGTTGATAGTTGGGACGTTTATCTGAACGATTATTACTATGGACAAAACGTTTACACTATACAGGTAACTTCAGGAGATGTTGTTCGTTTTGAAATCACTCCTGTGGATCCTTCGGCACCTTCGTCTTTACTCTATATTGCAAGTCTCGTCTAATCTTCCCCGTACAAATCGGTTTTCTCTCTACATTTTTCCATGATTAAATTTTCAAGGAACTTATAGATTTTCAAACCCCTCTTGTCACAGTATTTTCTCAACCTTTCGTGGGACTCAATAGAGATCTTGATGTTCTTTATCTCTTTCTTTGTTTTTGACGTTGTTTTCATGGGCAGAAAAAAGGCAGAATTAAATATCCTGATTTACAAATACATATGCGGGAACAAAGATTTTTGTCTTTAATTTAATATTTATGAATAAAATAAATTCAACTAGAACTTTTTAATAATGGCAACAGCACAAAAAGTATTCGTATCACCTGGTGTTTACACTACAGAGACTGATTTATCATTCGTGGCTCAGAGTGTGGGGGTAACCACTTTAGGTATCGTTGGGGAGACCTTGACCGGCCCAGCCTTCGAACCAATTTTCATAACAAGTTTTGATCAGTTCCAAGCTCTCTTTGGACCTACGTCTCCTGAGAAATTTGTGAACACTCAAATCCCTAAATATGAAGCGGCTTACATTGCTAAGTCATATCTTCAACAATCAAACCAATTGTTCGTTACAAGAATTCTTGGTTTATCAGGATATGATGCGGGTCCTTCATGGTCATTCACAACAATAGCAAATGTGAATCCTAATACAATTGGAACTTCAGGTTCTTCTGTAGATTTCGTCTATAGTTTCTCAGGAAACAGTGGAGGGACAATAAATCTAACTCAAGGTACAATGCCAAGTATTATTTGGAATAACCTTGATACACCGTATACTCAAAATAACGGTTCGACTTCATCTTTAAGAGATGATATTGAGGCTCAAATTATGGGTATTGCAAACGCTTCAGGAGCAACTTCAGGATCGAGTTTGTATGTGTATGGTGCTATTGATACACAAGATTTAATAGATTTGACGGGTGGTACATACACAGATGTTACTAACGTTTTCAGTGTAAGTGATTTGGATAACTCTAATATTGTGTTCTCCGCAGAATCAAACGATGAGTGGTATTACGCAACCTTCGACAAACCAAATACTTCTCAGACAGGATATAGTGGTTATTCATTCTTGAACTACGTATCAACAATTAATGGTCAAGGTTCAGCAACATATGCTACTTTCTCAGGTGCTATGTCAGGTTCGGTTTATTATTATTCAGGTACTTCTTACTCTGAGTACGACAACGTTGTTGTTGCTACTTTGAGATCAAGAGGTATTTCGCTTTATAATGCAACAACTGCGGGTCCAAGATATCAAGTATCTGGTTTAACAGATCTTGGATTGGATATTTCAGGTTCATATTCAGGATTGACTTCAAATCCATACTCAACTTTTGCAATTACGGGTACAACTTATGAAGGTGACAATTTCTCATTTGAGACTTCGTTCCAATCTTCAGACTCCGAATATATTACAAAAGTATTGAGTATTTCTAATTTCTCAAAATCAAGATTGGATGTTCCTGTATTCGTGGAGGAAGTTTATCAAACAATGTTAAACTGGTCTTACAATAACGGTTACATTCGTGGTATCAATTCTGAGTTCGTAGCTTTACCAGAAGCTAGAAACGGAGATTTGACATCAATCGCTAACAACCTATTCCAATACCAAAGTCCAAGAACACCTTGGGTTGTTTCTGAACTTAGAGGTAATAAAGTTTATAATCTTTTCAAATTCGTTTCTATCTCTGATGGAGACGCAGCGAATACGCAAGTTAAAATCTCAATCATGAACATGTCGTTCAATAACTCGACATTTGATATCATGGTTAGATCGTTCTTCGATACAGATGCTAATCCTGTAGTTCTTGAGAAATACACTAACTGTACAATGGATCCAAATTCTAACTCATTCGTGGCTAAGAAAATTGGTTCTTCAGATGGGGAGTATCCTCTGAATTCAGCATACATCATGATTGAGTTATCAGAAGAATATCCAATCGATGCACTTCCTTGTGGATTCGAGGGTTATACTATGAGAGATTATCAAGGTAATACTCAATCACCAATCCCAATTTATAAGACAGCATATAATTTCCCTGGTCAAGTAATTTACAACCCTCCTTTTGGAACAACTAATGGTGGATCTAATGTGGTTACAAGTTCAGGTGATAACGTAAGAAGAACTTTCTTAGGTTTCTCTAATACAATTGGTATTGATGAATCGTTCTTACAATTTAAAGGATTCCAAAACATAGCTAACCATTGTGGTACAAACGCTGAAATTCCTTTCAATTATAGAACCAAAGGTTTCCACATGGATTCAGGTGCGACTGTTGTTACAATTGCAAATACATTCATGACCAGTGGTCAAACAGCATTTGAGGTTGGAGATGCTAGTTTCAACTCTGAACCAACTTCTCCTGAGAATCCTTACTACAGAATCTTCGCAAGAAAGTTCACACTATGTTTTGCGGGTGGATTCGATGGTTGGGATATCTACAGAGAATCAAGAACAAATACCGATGAATATATCTTAGGTGCTTCAGGTTACTTAAAAGGTGCTTGTCCTACTTCAAGATATCCTTCAGCGACAGGATGGGGAGCTTTCAGAGATTATGCATACGGTGATAACGTATCAAATTGGGGAAGTAGTGACTACTACGCATACCAATTGGGTATTACAACATTTGCAAATCCTGAAGCAACTAACATTAACGTGTTTGTTACTCCTGGTATTGATTATGTAAACAATAGTGGTCTTGTTGAATACGCAGTTGACATGGTTGAGGATGATAGAGCAGATTCTATTTATATCTGTACTACTCCTGACTATGATATGTTCCTACCAACGACTTACGATAACGTAGGTTTAATTTACCCAACCGAAGCGGTAAACAATTTGGAAGAAACAGGTATCGACTCTAACTATACAGCGACATACTATCCTTGGATCTTAACTAGAGATACTGTTAATAACACACAACTTTATATTCCTGCAACAGGTGAAGTTTGTAGAAACTTAGCATTGACAGACAACATTGCTTTCCCATGGTACGCATCAGCGGGTTACACAAGAGGTCTTGTTAATTCAATCAAAGCGAGAATCAAACTAACTCAAGAAAACAGAGATACCTTGTATCAAGGAAGAATTAACCCAATCGCAACCTTCTCTGATGTAGGTACAGTAATTTGGGGTAACAAAACTCTACAAGTTGCAGAATCTGCTCTTGATAGACTTAATGTTAGAAGACTTCTATTACAAGCTCGTAAGTTGATTTCGGCAGTAGCAGTAAGATTGTTGTTCGAACAAAACGACGAGATCGTAAGACAACAATTCTTGGATAGTGTGAACCCTATCATGGATTCAATCAGAAGAGACAGAGGTGTTTACGATTTCCGTGTAACAGTTTCTTCATCTCCTGAAGATCTTGACAGAAATACACTAACAGGTAAAATTTATCTTAAACCTACGAAGTCTCTTGAATTCATCGATATCGAATTCTTGATTACACCAGCAGGTGCGACTTTCGAAAATATCTAATAAAATATGGGGGGACTAGTTCCCCCCTTTTTAGCCAAACATGAAAAAAGAATTTAGGGAAGGTTTTACGGAAAAAGGAAGTCCCGATATGAAATATTACGCATTTGATTGGGACGACAATATTGTTCATATGCCAACTGAAATTGTACTCAAAACTGAAGATGGTGATGAGATTGGTATGTCTACCGCAGATTTTGCCGAGTATAGAGGTAAAATAGGTAAAGAGAATTTTGATTATAAAGGTGATGTAATTGTTGGTCTTGCTGAAGATCCGTTTAGAAACTTCAGAACAGCAGGAGATAAACAGTTCCTGATAGATGCAATGAAAGCAAAACAAGGACCAGCATTCGATGATTTCAGAGAAGCTATCAACAATGGTTCAATTTTTTCTATCATCACTGCAAGAGGTCACAATCCAAATACAATTAAACAAGCCGTTTACAATTATATCATAAATAATTTTAATGGTATAAGTAAGGAGGAGTTATTAAAGAACCTTAAGAAGTACCGTTCATTTGTGGGTGAAGAAGAAATGACGGACGACGAATTAATCAAGACATATTTAGAACTCAACAAATACCACCCCGTGTCTTTTGGAGATGAAGGAGCTGCGAAGAATCCTGAAGAGGCGAAGGTCGAGGCAATGGAGGGGTTTGTAAACTACATCAAAGCCATGGCGGCTTTATTAAACAAAAGAGCATTCCTTAAAAAAGACATTGCAAATAAATTCACACCTAGTATTGGATTTTCTGATGATGACATTAGAAATGTAGAAGTAATGAAGAAAAGGTTTGATAAAGATCCAGATAATATTGTTAAAACTTATTATACTGGAACTGGAAAGAAATCTAGAATGGAATAATGAATATCTTTTTTCACCGAATAAGTAAATAGAAAAAAATTTTCGGGGATATATTTATACTTATAAACACAAAAACAAAAATTAATATATTATGGCTGACTTACTGATGAAAATGCCGATACCCTACGAACCGAAACGTCAGAATAGATTTATTCTGAGATTCCCTTCGACTTTGGGTATAAATGAGTGGTTCGTGGAATCCGCGGCCAGACCTCACATTACAATCAATGCGACGGAAATTCAATTCCTTAATACATCAACTTATGTTGCTGGTAGATTTACATGGCAAACAATCCCTGTAACCTTCCGTGACCCAATTGGACCTTCAGCGGCTCAAGCTCTTATGGAGTGGGTTCGTTTACACGCTGAGTCTGTAACAGGACGTATGGGATACGCAGCAGGTTACAAGAAAGATATTGACCTTGAAATGTTGGACCCAACAGGAGTTGTTGTTGAGAAATGGATCCTTTATGGAACTTTCTTAACAGATGTTAACTTCAACGCTTTATCTTATTCACAAGATGCGTTGGCAAACATTTCTACAACTTTGAGAATGGATAGATGTGTTCTTGTATATTAATTCTTTAAAAAAAGTAAAGTCAGTTTATATTTAACCGTGGAGACAAAACTCCACGGTTTTTTTTATGGATAGTCAAACACAACAATACGCGACACAAAATTTAAACCTACCTCATGACGTGGTGCCTTTACCATCGGGTGGTGTTTTTTATAAGAACAAAAAATCTGCAGTTAAGGTTGGATATCTCACTGCAAACGATGAAAATATCATCTTGGGTGGAGGAACCAATCTAACAATGGACCTCATCAGGGCTAAGTTATATGAACCTGATATGAAACCTGAAGACTTGGTTGAAACAGATATCGAGGCAATCCTTATTTTCTTGAGAAACACATCTTTCGGACCTGAAATTCAAATGACAGTGAACGATCCTAAAACTAATAAAAGTTTCGAAGCGGTTGTTTCATTGGCAGAGTTGAATATTAAAAAGGGGGTCGAACCTGATGCGGAAGGTTTATTCGAAACTACATTACCCGTATCCAACAGTGTTGTGAAAATTAGACCACTCACACTCGGACAAATAAATGAAATTTCTGCAATGGTTGACCAATATCCAAAAGGTAGACCAGCACCAAGAATCACATGGAGACTCGAGAGACAAATTGTTGAGGTTGATGGGTCAAGAGATAGAGCACAGATTGCTCAGTTCGTGAGTAGGATGATGATTGCGGATTCCAAACACATAAGAAAATTCTTGGATGACAACGAGCCAAGACTTGATATGCAACGTGTTGTAACAACCCCATCAGGAGATAAGCTAACCGTATTCGTTGGCTTTGGGGTGGACTTTTTTCGTCCTTTCTTCTGATTATAGAAAATCTCAAATTGATGAATTCTATTATTTGAGTACATTAATGAAGATCAGTTGGCAGGATTTTTTGATTATGCCAGTTTTTGTGAGGAAGTATCTACTTGAAAAGTGGATTGAAGATAATAAAAAAGATGGGACCTAAAATTGGTCCCTCTTCTATTTATAAGAAAATACAGTCATGGCTGGAGAAGATTTAGATTCGTTAGGAACATATGATGAGGAACTGAAAAAGTTTGCCAAAATTCCTGGTGAAATTGCTGATGCTATTCAGAATCTGAATCTTTATGCGAGTGATGTGAATAGGACCTTTGGTCAAATGAGACAGCGTATAAGTGATGCTGTCCGTGAAATATCTTTAGCCACTCCTGAATTGAACAAAGTAGGTGGAACCGCGAAGGATGCCACTCAGACTATTATTGACACGTCAAGTGCTTTAAAAAAGAATGTTATTGCTTCAAGTGAGGCAATCACCGAGTTGTTTACAACTTCAAAGGTTTTAGGGAAGGATGTTGAGAGTATAGTCTCTACAATGGCTGATGTGGGTATCCAATTTGGAAATGTTCAGGAAAATATGGTCGGAGCTGTTAATTACGTACAATCTATTGGTATGAATACCCAACAGATAATGGGAGACGTTGTTAACAATGCCGAGTTACTGAACAGGTTCAACTTTGACGGAGGAGTACTTGGATTGACCAAAATGGCAGCACAATCCGCAATGTTGAGGGCGAATATGAGAGATGCCGAAAACTTCGCGGAAAAAGTTTTTGAACCAGAAGGAGCGATAGAAACCGCAGCCGCATTCCAAAGATTGGGAATTTCTGTTGGTGCGTTGTCAGATCCTTTTGCATTGATGAATGCTTCAATAAATGATCCTGCGGGTCTACAAATGTCTTTGGCGGAAGCTGCAAAGAAATTCACAATATTTGACGAAAAAACGAAATCGTTCAAGATAGATCCAGGTGGAATCAGACAGATGAAAGAGCTGGCGAAGGCTGCTGGAATGTCTTACGATAATTTCACTAAGATGGGATTAGCGGCAGCTAACTCCGAAAGATTATTTTCACAAATAAGATTTGCTGGTAATTTATCCGAAGAAGATAAGATGTACATCTCAAGTATTGCTGAAATGAAAGGTGGTGAATACCAAATCAAAGTAAGAGATGAAAAGGGTGAAGAGGTATTCAAAAATATACGTGACTTATCTGAAGAACAACTCAAACAAGCTGTTGAACAAAATAAGAAAGAGCCGAAAACAATGGAAGAAATTGCTAAGGCTCAGATGGATACAGGAAAGGTAATGGCTGGAGATATTGCCTCAATAAGAAACAGAATTGTTTATGGTGTTGCCGGAGCAGATGGTGTAAGACAAATACCCGAAATAACAAGGAAGTTAGGGGAAAGTGTAACAGATGCTCTTCAAAAGATTGCTCCTGAAACAAAGGATATACAGAATGTGACAGGAAAGGCAATCACTGAGTTGGGTAAATCGATGGCCGATGTAATACAAGGTAACAAATCATTCCAAGATGTAGGAAAAGAATTGATGGACAAACTCAAAGGATCAGGAGTTGATATTTCTCAATTTGCAGATAAGATGGGAACCCTCCCCGAAAAATTGATGGATTCTGTTTACGAAAAATTCAAAGATGATAGAAGTGAGTTAGGAAAAATGATTAGTGGTTACTTGAAACCTGGGTCTTCTGCAAGAGGAGAATTCCAAAAAGGAATGAAGTCTACGATGGATCTTGGTAAAATGACAAAGTCTGCCCAAGTTACAGAGTCCAAGACCGTGACACACGACGGTAAAATTACTTTCGAATTCAAATCTGACGGTAGTATGGACCCACAAGTTGTCAGAACAATTGAGAAGTGGGTTGAATCACAAGAAGGTTCTAAGAAACTTTATACATTATTGTCCACAATGAAAGACGCTACGGGACAATCCATACTTGAAAAGGCAAAGAAATAAAAAATTAGCTTTTCCCTATTTATTATAAAACAAACTGAATGCCTAGCCCATTAGATTACGGTAGTACAGAAGCCTTCAGAAAACGACTTCTAACAAGAAATCTGAGATCATACAAGTTGGCCCCATACGTCGACCCAAATCAGGTTGCTTACCCAACAGTACTGACTGACCAAGCGGTTGTAGACAGTCAACCAGACCCATCGGGTTATGGATTGGTTGTCTTCAATGACAGAATGGCTAGATTCAATGTTTATTCTCCAGATACACCATTCGAATATTCCACAGGAACTGTAATTAAGGAATCAGAGTTTGAACCATATCCAAACTTCAATTCATCATTTTATGAACCTGTTGACATATTATTCGATAGAGATCCATTAGGTTCCAATGGTCTTTTGAGTTCAGATTCATTCATTGCCAAGATTGGTGCAACACAACTTAAAAAACTTTTTGAAGAAAGAATTGCGGTAGAAATATACCAACGAACTGTCGGTAGAGCAAACATTGCGGGGGCGGCAAGTGGTAGTAATCTTTTCGGAGTTCTAACAAACAGAATTCCTCTTATCGAGCCGAATTATCAAATTACCCAACCGGCAAATCCTTTATTGTCGGCAGTAGATTTAGCCGTGAGATTAGCAGGAAGTTATATTCCTTTTTCACCAATTCCAGGTTCTTATTGGGACACAGAAATAAGACTTGGACAACCAACAACAATACAACAAATTGAGAAAGCTTTTTCTTTTGTCACTCAATCAGGTATAGGAAAATTCTTTGCCAGATTACTTGGATCTGCGGATTCAGGTTCTCAAAAGTTCTTAAGTAACACAGGTCCTGGTCAAAAAAGTGTTCTGTTCAAGAACATTGACATGAACAGGTTCAAACCTGATTATGACAGAAACTTCTTCGATAGATTGGGAGGTGCAATTGTTGGAGGTCAAGCAAATAGTTCAAACTATTACGTTGGATCTAGAACCTCGGATCCATCTATGGTGTTTTCACCAATTGGTGATTTACCAACAGACCACTTTGGAAGACCTATACAATCCCCTGTTTATGGCCCATCTGAGTTAGCTCAACTATATGAAGGAGTTGAACAGTCACCAGGTTTAGGTCCTGCGGGAGTGCCATATGTAGATGGTGGTGGTATAGAAGGTGGAATGACTTGGGTGTCACCAAAATACAAAAGGAATGCTGGAAAATACGTAGGTCCTGGTGGTAAGGAAATGGGAGAAGATCCTGATTTTGACCCCTCTACTTATGACGACTCAAACTCGACAAGATTCAGATTCAGAACAGGATCTATCTTGGACGAAACACAGAGAATTGTAGAAAGTCAGCCAG